CCCGTTTCGCCAAGATTCTTTAACATTTTTTCTCCGCCAGCTGAAGCAATCTTAAAAGCTGCTGCTCTACGGGCTAGCCTAACATCCTGTTTAGCTTTCGCTTTGGTCAAACCTTCAGACCTAGCTAGTTTAGAAGCTTTAGCCAAAGCGTCTCCGGCGTCTGCTTGTTGTCCTCTAGCAGTACCTAACACTCCTACTTGTTGGGTAGTTTTTGCGTCTTTAGCTACTTTGTTTGCATCTAGCATTTGTCCTGTAGCCCCCACGGCTAAATTAGCTGCAGTGCCGACATCTTGAGCAACAGCTAAACTTGCCCCATCTCCAGTCAAAGCTTGATAGGTGTCTGCTCCCGCCCTGCCTCGCAAAGTAGAACTTATATCTTCTTTGGCTGCTTTATCCCGCATCTCTACAAGCAAAGGATCATACGTCTTTGCAAAATAATCTGCGTCCGCTTTTGCTATTGCCGCTTGAGTTTTTTCTGTCTCAGACGGCTTGTATTCTTGTTGTTTTGGTTTACTGCCCATCGTTAATAACCTCTCTTGTATAAACTCTTGTATCTAACTGCCACCCATTAGCTAGAGCATATTCTTCCATCTCCGGGACAGAAGAACGCGCTTCTATAAAACTACACTCTAATGCCCTGGCAACTTGATCAAACCACTTATAGTGATTTATCCAATTATGTTTACCTTGCTCATAAGTATACGCTATCCAGATAAGCAAAGTCTTATTTCCTGTAAATTGATCCACCTCAGTAGTCAAAACTAAAAACCCTATAGAAGACATAAACAAAGTAGCTCTTTCGTTTACGCACTCACTAAAAACATCTTCGGGTAAAAACGTAAGTTGGGGGTTTTCAGATAAAATTTCTTGCACGCCATCTCTTACAGTAGGCCAAGCCTCTCGTATGTCTACAACTTGAGGGGCTGAAAACTTCTTATTATGAAGGGGCACTACTGTTTCAGTCATATTAATAATCTACCTCTTTACCGTATCTTTTGTATCTGTTTCTAGAACTAAGCCCTACTCCTTTGTATTTAACTAGCCTTTTAACGCCTAAATCTCCACTACGCGCACGAAGTTCAGCGTTGCTAACTTGTTCATTAAACAAAGACAGATAGTCTCTTGCTGCAGCAGGATCACTCCACTCTCTAGAAGGTATTCGTAGTAATCTGTACAAAGTACCAAAAATAATTCCATCCCTGTAATCATTCGAAAACGCAGTACTAATATTCTTAGTCGTACGTGTTGGCTTTAAAGCAACAGACAAATGTATGCCGTTTACAATTTTAGAGTTAGGAATAGGTACTACCCAAAAAGTGTCTGCACTTTTTTGTAAATATACCTGGGGTTTAGTAGAACGATCGCGCCAGTCTGGATAATTAAGCTCTAAACTTCGTGGGCTTATGGGGTCTAAGTCATCGCCATCATGAGTCATCCAAAGGATGCTATGGACTGAAGTACCGGTAGGTTGATCAAAATCATACTCGTAAACCCCAGAAATAGTAGTTATGGGATCTAGATCCTGCACATATGCTTTTGTTTTCTCACAAAATTCAATGGTTGCAGAACGTAAATTAGATTCTACTACCGAATCAGGACAACCTGGAACATAAGGTAGTATTTCTTTTACAAGTGACTCATACGACGCCATCCATTACCCCGTTACTGCAGGTGCAGGAATTGCTGCTGTGCTCATTTGATCTTGGTTAGGACTAAGATTAAATTGCGCTTGCCCTCCGGCTCCTAAGCTACCTGTAAATAATTGATAATGAGTACCCGCTCTTTGTTGGTTACCCGCGTATTCTGCATCTTTCAAGTAACACCTAAACAATACATAGTCGATAATCGCATTCCCAAAAATATCGTCTACAAAAATAGTTGCGCTTGTATTAGCTAAATCCGTAGGTGCTGTGGAATAGACAATTTCCAAGAATGTGCTTGTGCTAGATGCTCCTGGGTAAACATAAAATGACCTAGGGTCATCTTCGTCAAAAATATAATGTTTTACCGTAGTGGAATGTGCTGCGTCCGTACCAGCAGATGCAGATGCATCATGCCAATTAGGTTCTTGTGTATTTAATATATCTGCATCTACTAGTCGTACCGCCCTTTTACCGGTAGCCCCACCAGAAGCATCAGACATATTTCTTGTTACTTTAATAAGCCTAAGCCCACCCGCAGGTAAAGACTGTTTAGTGCCAACCACTAAGGCTATATTCTCAGTTTTTGCCGTAGACTCGGGTCGGAGATTGCAAACTTCTCTCTGTGCGTCATTAATATATCGTAGCAACTCCGCTTCAGGCCAACGTATACTCGTTGTATCCTGAAGGATGTCTTGTATACGAGATATTAAGTTGGCACCTGTTAATGTACCTGCCATAATTTACCTCGTTAATTACTCAGCTTTTTCTTCTTCCCCTGCTTCTTCTTCTTGTACGTAAGCTTCGTTTACGTCTGGTGTGCTAGGATCGTCGGCTACAAAATGCCCGTCTTCGTTCCTAGCTCTTTTCTTTTTTGCAGCGGGTCTACCTCGTTTCTTCGGTGCTGGCTTAGTTTCTTCTTTAACTTCAGCAGCGCCTTGCTGCAAAGCTTGAAGTCCTAAATCATCACCTACTTCACGTTCTTCACCTGCTTTCAAAAAGATAGATGCACCCCAAGTAGTAGTAACATGGAGATCTGTTTCTGATTTAATTTTCACTCTTTTTTCTCCTAAAAAAGATGGTTAATAAAAGCGGGTAGCCCCGAAGGACTACCCACACCATGCTTTAGTAAGCTACGTCCAACCTTACGATACCAAAGTCTTCAGCTTGTCCTGAGACATCTGAATGATAGACTGGTTTCTTAAAGCCGAAAATCTTACCAATGGAAATACCGTTCTGGTTTCCATAGTCGAAAGTATCTTCAACAATTTCTGGAAGACCGATATCAGCCATCGCAAGCCCTTGCGCTCCAACGAATAGACATGCAGAGCCATCAATATCAGCATTGGCCCCCCACTTATATCCATTAGAACCAGCATTACCGGAAGCTCCTGAAGTCGCGCCACTTGTATTAAACACGTGTCTGAATTCATGAACCATAATGCCGTCAACCATTAAGCTTGAAGAACCTGAGAACAATTCGTTACCTGGTCCTCTTACTCCAGCATTTCTGACGTTAGCCAAGAAGTCTGAATCAAGTTTAAGGTCTGCCATCACTTGAGGTGATACAAACAAGTGGTATACCTCTTCGTTTCCTGCGCCTCTCATGCCTCTGATGTAATTATCTTTAGCATAAGCTTTAAGCTGGACGATAGCTTTGTAGTTAAGAGTGTCAGCTGCTACTGTCGCAGTAACATCTCCAGCTACAATACCGCCGGTTCCAGCATCCCACCTTCTATGTCTATTAGTGGTAGGGGCGGTTACGTCGCCAGAGAATGCAAGATCACTAAGATTTTGCCCTGAACCCAGAGTGCTTCTTAGTGCGCCGTTATTCTTAACGCCGTATGAAACACCAGCCATCGTTAAAAACGCCAACTGGTCAATACGATCTGCCATTGCATAAGCAAGTGCATCTCTTGAGTGCTCACGGAAGTTGACAACTGATTTCTGATCAGCAAGCCTACCAGCTAGTCTGTTTGCAAATCTAAGTTGATCTAGTTGAACAACGATGTCGTACGCCCTTAATGCTTCTTCATTACCCTCAAGAGTGTTATCACCAACGATACCGTCTCCAGTCATGTCAGCTAAAAGAGTTATTACAGCTCTTGCGCCTTTCTCTGACTGAGTTAGTTCAGATATTCTCTGAACCATAGCGTTAGGACCACTTCCTGCGAATTGGTTAATGAAGGACATATTTCGGGCAACACGCCAAAAATCACGTGACCAGATCGTAAGCTGTTCGCTGGTCAGTGCGCTAAAGTTAGTATTAGCCATTTATGTACTCCAATTTAAGTTAACAAAATTTAACCGACTTTTGGGGCGATATTTTACCCGTATACCCTTTATCGTTGGGGCTACGACATCGTATTTTTAACGAGAACGACCTCGGTCAGATTTACGCCATGACGGGCGAATACGTTTTTTATCCTAAACGACTAGGGTTAGATATCGTTCTAACAGACGAAGTTATATAACATCCTATCACAATTTTACCCAAAGTCACCACGCATCCGTTTTAATGTGTCTTCTGGTAACGCACTAAACTCATCGTCAGATAAAACATTTATGTCTGCTACTGGCTTTCGTTTAGCGGTACTTTCCCCTTTCATTTTAGGGGGTTGCGATTTAGACGCTTGTAATTTCTTTTTAACTGTTGTCTTTTTTCTTTTTTCTACAACGGCTTTATTTTGTTGATTAGTTTGTAATGCAGCTGCTTCATCAGACCCTTGTAACAGCTCCGGATGTTTTGCAGCGAGCGTATATTCAGTTGCTCTAGCTAAAGAATCTGCAGGTTCATACCCTTGGATTATAAAAGCATCCCTTAGCTCCATAACTTCTTTAGTTAAGTCTTCATCGAAATCAGCGCTTTCTTCATTTAAAACAGTAAAAGTAGTAGCTATTTCTACTGCTTTAGCTTGTAGTTCTTGAGCTGCTCTGTCTTGTTGTACAGTTTGACCCATCTGTTGTTGTACTTCGAACATCATCTGCTCTTTTTCTGCAGCACGAATCTCATTACGCAATTTAGTAGCGTTTTCAGAATCGCCATCTAGCACAAACTGCTGGTATTCTTGTTCCTTAAGATCAAAATCATACTTAGGAGCTTCGGCTTGTGCTTCGGCTTCTTTTTGTTGAATTTCATCTAGCTGTTTTTGCATTTTTTTATTCTTCGCAAGTACTTCATCTAACCTAGACTTAGGCACCATAGGAGCTTTTTCTGGCTCTTTTGGTTTTTCTATTTCTTCCTCTTCGAGGGCAGCGGTTGGGTCGTCAACGGTCTCCTCTTCTTCAGATTCTCCTGGTACTTCAACCTCATCTTGATCCTCTCCGTCTTCGGGATCCTCGGCATCTTCCTCCTCCTCGACTTCATCCGTGGTCTCTTCCACTTCTTCTACAACTTCTTCGGAAGGGAATTCTACTTCCTCTTCTTCAGAATCTTCTTCTACAACTTCTTCTTCCGCAGGAACTTCATCTTCAAAGTTCAAATCTACTTCAAAAGGTTTTGCTTCTTCTTCAGTTATGGGGTCTGCTCCAGGCATACCGTCCATAATTACATCTTTCTTTTCCTCAGCCATTATTTACCTCCTGTAGGTTTCATAGCAGCAACGGCTATTTTTGATGCTGCCTGGGTTTCACTCTGACCAGTCCTAACGGTATTAGTCATCTCT